GCTCGATCGTGACGGGGAAGCGCGGGCGGCGCGCGGCGGGCGCGGGGAGGCGGCCGGCGTCGAGGCGAAGGGCGCCCGCAGGCCCGACGGTGATGCGGTCGCGGTAGCCCGCCGCATAGGCTGCGCGGCCCTGTGCGGCGGCTTTGATCGCTGCCCCGGGCCCGCAGTAGCAGCGCCCGTGCGCGCCCCACCGAGAGCCTGTGGCGCCCCCGGGGCAGGTGCAGGGCTGCGTCGGCATCAGCCCCCCAGCGGCATCGCGCGGCCGATGTCGCGGGCGCCGAGGCGAAGGGTGGCGGCGTCGATCGTGTGCCGGCCCGGGGCTGCGATGGCCTCCAGGGCGTCGACCTGCTCAGGGATCAGGCGGTCGGCGTACCCGAGGGTCGTGTGCGGCCTGTAGCGGTCGTGCTGGGGCGCCGTGACGTGCTGGGCGAGGGCCCGGGTCAGGCGGCCCGACAGCGCGCCGAGGGCCGAGGAGGTGTACTCGATGACGATCGGGGTCGGCTTGCCTTGCGGCGCGTCGAACAGGGCAATCCTGCCACCCTGCAACGTGGCGGGCCGGGCGTCGGAGAGGATGGCGCGGGCCCGGTCGTAGGAGTCGACCGCGGCGACGGGATCGGACTGCTCACCGAGGTACAGGAGGGTGATGTGGGGCTCGGCCTCCACCTCGATGTCGGGCACGATCTCGCGCACCCGGGCCAGCATGTCGGCGTGGATCTGGCGGCCGGTCGGCGACAGGGGAGCGAGGAGACAGAGGGCGTCGGCGGCGTCCGCGCGGGCGGCGAGGCCGTTGACCCAGGCGCGGGCCGTGTCGCCGCCCCAGCCGAGCCAGGACACATAGCCGGCGTCGCGCCATGGCTCACCCTCGTACTGAGGGTCGACGGCCCGGGTGGCGGTCTGGGCGCCGTGGCGCGCGAACCACGCGCGGATCTCGATCACGTCCTGGGCGCTGATCGGGTCGCCGCTGGCGAGCTGGCGGGCGCGGGCCCAGCCGGTGGCCGTCATCCCGCGGATCTCGCTCGGGTGCTCTTCGCGCCACTTGAGGACCTTCCGGGCGTTGCCCGCGGCCCCGGCGGGCGGGCGGTAGGTGTCCGCGTCGGCGCGCGACAGGGCGGCGCTGAGCCGGGCGCGGGCGGCGGCGAGTTGCTCGGGGGTCAGGGCGTCGGATGGCTCCTGGGCGACCGTGCGGCGGGGCTGCAACTCGCTCTCGTAGCGCCCGGTGGCGTAGCGTTCGCGGACATCGTCGGGGGTCAGGACGCTGTTGGCGATCTCGGTGGCGTCGGCGGCCACCACCAGGGAGCGGATCTCGGCGCGGGCCTTGTCGTCGAGAGCGCCGAGGGGATTGAACTCCAGTCGCCATTTCTCCGGCTCGCCGCCGGCCTCGGCGTACAGGCAGCGACAGAGCCAATGCACCGGCTCGAAATACCGGCGGGTCTGGTAGGCAGCGACTACGTTTGTCCACGAGCGCCACCACGAATCCCCATCCGAGTTGAGGCCGCCGGGCGCGGTGCCGTAGAGGAGCTGCTCCGGGTAGCCGGTGACGAGAGACAGGGCGGTTCGGGCGGACGCGGAGAGGCCATCGAAGCCAGACGCAGGGATGTTTTCCCGGCGGTATTCCTCGTTTTGTTGTATCACGATTGAGTTGGCGACTGACTTGCCCATGTTGAGCAAGCCCATGCGCACAGCGAAGGCGCCAGCCTGATCCCCTGTCGCCTGCCCGGCGAGGTTGGCGAGGCGGAAGATGCCCACGGAAAGTTCCTGGGCGGCGCGGGCGGCGGCGGCAGACGTGCTGCACAGGTCGCGGATCGCGTCCCACCAGCGCCACGCCAGCGGGGCGCCCATGCGCACGTCGGAGGCGAAGGCGGGGGTCAGCGGGTCGCCGAGGAAGACGTGGAGCCGGGTGGCGTGGACGGTGTGGGTGCGGCCGGTGTTCGCGGGGGTGACGGAGTAGAGGCGCGGCTTGCCCATCATGGGCGAGCGCACGTCAGTCTCCCAGGCGATCGGCGAGAAGTCGCGCCAGGACAGCGCGTGGATGGCGTGGACCCTGACAATCGTGGTGGGATCGAGGGGGTCGGAGATCGTGGGGGCGGCGTCGTCGACCACGACCCAGACCGCGGCGCGGCCGTAGGCCCGGGCCATGGCGTCGGCGCGGCCGAGGGCGGTGGCGACGTGGAGCGCCCGCATCCGCTCTTCGAGGGGGTCCACCATGGGGGTGGCGTCGGACACGGTCCAGCCGCGCTGTGTCGCGTAGTCGGGCATCAGCTCGCAGAGGCGCCCATAGACCGTGTCGCGGTAGAGGGCCTCAAGCTCGAAGTCACTGAGGAGTTCGCGTTGGACGTTCGGGCGCGCGGCCTGCCCGCTGTCCCGGGCGCCGCCGATGCCGGACAGCGTGTTAACCAGCGCGGCGGCCGAGTAGGCGCCGGCGGCGTCGAGGTGGTCGGGGGCGGTGGCTTCGGGCGCGGCGTCGGTGAGGCTCATGGGCGGACTATACCCCGAACCAGCCGGAGAGGCTGGCGTTCGATGCGGCGAGGGTTGGTTGGGTGTCTTCGAGGGCCCACCGCATCAGGAGTTGAGAGGTCGCGTCCATGTCGTCGTCGTGGGCGCCGAGGGGGAACGCGGTAAGGGTGCAGACGTAGTCCTCAACCCAGGGGCAGACGGAGGCGGCTGGTAGCTCGATCTGCCCGGCTTCGGCGGCCCGCTGGACGTAGACGGCGCGGGCCTGCTTGCTCTTGTCCTGGCCCGGTGTGTCCGACGATGGATGGAAGGCGATGATCGGCACGGGTGACAGGTGTGCGCGGCACTGGATGTACGTTGTCCCGTTGGCTGTGTCCTCCACCAGCGCGGCGCCCGCGGTGCGGCGAAGGTGGGGGAGCCATTTGTAGATCATGCCGTCGAGGGCGGCCTCGAAGCCCGGGTAGCCCATTCGCTCGGTGCGGCGGTCAAGGAGCGTCCGCTTTGCACCCTTGCGCGCCCAGACTTGGATGGCATGGAAGTCTGAGGAGCCATCCGGCTTTTTGGCGGCGTCGGAGGTCACCCACACGCTGTCCGCGGTGGTGGCGATGTCTTCGGGGCGACAAGAGTAGCGGGTCGCGAACCACTCGGCGCGGATCATGTTGCCCGAGTCGGGGACTGGGTTTTGGTCGTACAGCGACCGCCAGATCCGCGGGCCCAGGGTCGCCCGGATCTTGAGCAACTCGGGGACTGGGTAGCGCGCGGGGTGCAGCGCCTCGCCTGTGGCGCGGTGGGCCTCGTCTTCGTCGGCGATGGCGCGGTAGCGGGCGACCTGCCACTGATCGGCGTTAGGGTCCGCGGCGGCCTCGGCGAGGATCACGCCGGCGAGGTCTTCGGCGTGCCACCTCGTCATCATTAGGAGCACCCCGCCGCCCGGGGCGAGGCGCGTGCGGGCGGTGGACTTGTACCAGTCGACGCAGGCTTTGCGCACGGCCGGCGAGTCGGCCGAGGCCTGATCCTTCACCGGGTCGTCGATGATCAGGATGTGTGCGCCGCGGCCGGTGAGGGGGCCGCCGACACCGACGGCCTTGTAGCTGCCGCCGTTCCCGACGCGCCAATGGGCGACCTGATCGAGGTCGGTGGGGGCGAGGGCCTTTGCCTTGACGACGCGGGGCGTCCCCAGGGACGGGAATACCTCCATCGTCGACTGATCGCGGGCGACTGAACGGGCGGCGCGGCTGTTGTCATCGGCCAGCTCTTGCCCGTAGCTGGCGCAGACGATCTCGTGCCCAGGGTTTCGGCCGAGGTGCCAGACGGGCCACCGCTGCGAGACAATGGCCGTTTTCCCGTGGCGCGGCGGGGCGAAGAGCATCAGGCGCGGGGACTGGCGGGCGGCGACGGCAGCGGAGAAGCGTTCGAGGGCGGCGCAGACATCGGAGTGGAACCAGCCGGCCTCGTAGTTTGGGTGGGCGAGGCGGACGAAGGCCAGGAGGTCGCCACGGGCGGCGGTGACGGCGCGGGCGTGGGCGGCGACCTTGGCGCGGCGGTCGATCTCGGCGGCGATGTCGGCCGGGTGCAGCAGGCCGCGGCGCCGGTACAGCTCCCGCTCGATGTCGAGCGAGGCGGTCACGGTGACGCGGCGACCCTGGCGCGGAGGGCCTCCACCTTGGCGGCGGCTTCGGCTTCTGTGGCGCCCTCGGCGAGGAGTGTGCGGCGCATGGCTTCGAGGAGGTCGTCAGTCCCCAACTCCATCACGGTCGACGCGACGGTGGCCGAGACGGCGACTGAGGAGGACGGACCCAGCCCCGGGCAGCGATCAAGGATGGCGGTGGCGGCCCTGATTCGATCGCGGGCCTCGGCGCGCGATCCTGCTTTGATGTTGCCGGACGCGACCTCTCGCAGGGTGCGCACGCATGACGGCGCCGAGGCGTCGATCATGCTGCGGGCCTCTTCGAGGGCGGCCTGTCGCTTCGCCTTGACGATGGCCTGAAACTCCGGCCAGCGCGTCCACTCGACTATTGTTTTCTTCGCCGCCCCCACCTTCTTGGCGGTGACGCCGTATGACTTTCCGGCGCCGATATATTCGGCCGCCAACGTCTGACGGTCAGTCAATATTCGGTTACGTTCGGTGGCCAACACCTACCACCCACACGCATCGCCGCAGGCTTCGGCGACTGACCCCGGGTAGACCTCGATGCACAGCGCGTCGGCGCCGAGGTCTTCGAGGGCCTCGATGCACGCCGCCCCGGCCGCGGGATCATAGTCGGTGCAGAATTCATCGACCGCCGCAGAGCGGTCGTTGGCGCACGCTGCCGCGGCGTCGAGGTCGGGCAGACACTCGGCCATCGCGGCGCACCACGCGGGCCCGAAGTGGCGCACGAAGACCTCGCGCGACATGGCGGGGCGCGGGGCCGGCCCCGTGTCTTCGGCGGGCTCACCACAGGCGATGAGCAGGGCGATGGCGAAGAGGGCGGTGTGGCGCATCATGGCTCCTGGGCCAGCCCGCGGGCCACAGCCTCGCGGAGCACGTCTGAGATCGTGACGCCGCGTGACTCGGCAACGGCCTTCACGCGCTCGATCAGGGCCGGCGGCGCGCGAAAGAGCAGGTTTGGCATCGGGGGCTGATCGGGCGGGTTGTACCGCCGGTCGGTGCGAGGCTGATCCATGCCACCAGCGTATCGCAAGCGCGGTTACCGCGCAAGCGCCAGCCGCTACACGTCGGGCTCCCGCCGCATCGGGTCCACCGAGGGCAGCGCGGCGAGGATGGGAGCGGACGCAGCCCCGTAGAGGGGGTGCGAGACGATCCCCGCGGCGAGGAGGCGCCGGGTAGCGTCGGGCAACTCCAGGCCCGACCACAGGGCCCACGCGGCGTGCACGCGCCAGTTGTCCGGAGGGGTAGTCACGTCGACCCGGGTGGAGGGCACGCCAGCGCGGCCGAGGGCCCGTAGCAGCTCCACGGCGCCGGCCATGTAGCCGTCATGCAGGGTGGCGTCGGCCACGGGGTAGGCCGTTGCCCTGCCGATCGGGCCAGAGCCCAGCCAATAGGCCAGCGCGGCCCCGCACGAGGCCCCCGGACTCTTCGCCGGAAAGAGCGCGACAGCGAGGCTCAGGAGCGGCGCGGGCATCGAGAGGCGGATGCCGG